AATTAATGCTACACAGTCTAACGCTGCTGCAGCTAGAGATACACAAAGACAAGCTGATTTAAATAAGTTTAACACACAGATAGCAACACAAGTAGAACAGTTTAATGCTAATCAAGACTTTGCAAGGAATCAATGGAACGCACAAAACGTTGCTGCTGTTGAAGCTTCTAACGTACAGTGGAGAAGACAAACAAACGTAGCTAACACTGCTGCTCAGAACGCAGTCAACATGCAGAACGCACAGAATGCTTTTTCAATGTCACAAACTGCACAATCTTTTTTATGGCAGGAACTAAGAGATCAAGCTGATTTTGATTTTAGAGCTGGTGAAAATGAACGAAGCAGAATTGCACAACTTGTAAATACTGCACTAGCTTCAGACCCCTCTAAATATAGTTCAAGTTTAGGAAACTTAAAAAATTTAATAGGTGTTATAACAGAGGATATAATAGGATAGTATAATGGGATTATTTAAATCAATTAAAAAAGCTTTTAAAAAAGTAACACGTGGTATTAAAAAAGCAGTTAAAGGTGTTGTTAAAGGAGTTAAAAAAGTAGTTAAAAAGATTAGCTCTAGTAAAATACTTAAAGCATTAGCTATTGCTGCTGCAGTCGTAGTGACGGGAGGTGCTGCTGTGGCAGCTTTTACTGGAGGTACAGCAGCCAGTGGCACATTTGCTGGATGGATGATGAATGCTAGTCAAGCAGTTACAGGTGGTACTTTATTTGGTACATCTACTGCAGTAGCTAGAGCAGCAGGAACAGCAGCTAAATTTATTGCAACTCCTTTTAAAGCTGTTGGTACAGCATTAGGAAGTGCTGCTGCAACAGTTACAGACTTTACAGGTCTTACAACTGAAGCCGGTAGAATGGGAGTCACTCCAGAAATGCAAACTGCAATGGCAGAAGCACAAGTTAAAGCAGGTGTTCAATTAAGCCCAGATAACTTAAACTTAGAACAATCAATTCAAAGAGTTTCTGATGCTGGAGGAGGTAGTGTAGCTGATATAAAAAGTGCTATTGATAGTGGCTTAACAACAAAAGAAGCTATTATACAACAAGCATCAATTACAACAACTCCAACTACATTATTAGGTCAAGAACAAGCTGCAATGGCAGCAGCAAAAAGTGCAGGAGCTAGTCCGGAAACTATGGCATATTTAAGACAGCAAAGTGCTCAAACAGCTACAGCTTATGGTGTTCCAAGTGCAGATATTGTCAGTGCAGGGTTTCCAGAAGCAGCAGCTAACCAAAGTTTTGCAGAAAAATATCCTAAAACTACAGGGTTTGTAACAGCAGCCGGAACTTCAGTTGCTAACACAATGTTAAATGGTTATGCTCAATCATTAATGGCAGGAGACCCAACAGGAAGAGGAGGTGCTGGAATTGGAGAAGAAGGTGGAGCACGAAAAGACCCTATTAGTATATATAGTAATGAGTTAAATATTAATCCAGATGATTACTCAAAATATTTTACATTCAGTAACACTCCAGAAGCAGGTAACATGCCACTGTTTCAACAACAAACTATAGAGGTAACATAATGGCAAAACCTAACAGAGGTCCAAGACCAATTATTTCAGACAGTATTAGTGATGCTGCTGGACAAATTATTGTAGACGGGTTAGATGCTGGATTTACAATTGACGAAATGGCTCCAGATACTGGACCAAAAATAAGAGGAGAGTCTAGGTTTAATCAAGAAGCGTTAGATGAAATTGTTGATCTATCTTCACAAGGTGGTGCAATTCCCGGACAAAGTTTAGTCAATGACCCTGAACAACCTTATCCTTGGGAAAGACCTGCAGAGTTTGCTAATCCTAAACATGCATTAGATTACATGGTTGGTTTAATATTTCAACCAGAAGCAATGAAAAATATTGTACAGGCTTTAGCTAACGGTGCACCGGTTGCAGACATCGCAATGGTTTCACTCTATGCAAAATTTACAGAGGGTAAATTTAACCCTGATGTTTTAATGTTGTTAGCCGAACCTGTTATGTATATTATTATGGCAATTGGTGAAGAAGCTAATATTAAATATAACATTGAAGATAGTAATGATTTAGATGAACTAGATGATGAAGATTACGAAGAAGAGTTTAATCAACAAGTAAATGAATTTAGAACTGTCTTTGAAGATATTAAAAACGGAACTATGAAACAAAAAATAGAACCTGAAAAAATTAAAAGTGGTGTTGTACCACAAAACATTCTAGACAAAGTTAAAGAACAAGGTCCAGAAATTAGAAGTTTATTAAGTCAAGGAGAAAGCTAATGGCAGATTTTAAACAAAGTCCATTTAAACCTATGTCAGAAACTTTTAGTAAAGTAGCCAAAAGTTTGCTATCTAGTACCGGTGACTCATATAAAAAAGATGTATACAAAGGACTAGGAATACAAGTTATTGCAGATGGTTTAAAGGGAGCTGGTACTAGTCTTAAGCAAAGTGTTATTGATGGAGCTGCAGAAGTGCAAGAAAAATATAATGAAATTTTTCAAATTAACGAAGCTGAGTATAAATCTTTTGAAAATGAAAGAGACAGGCTAAAAAGATATAACGAAAATCCAGAAACATTTTTAAATGAAGAAGCTGCAAAAGTCATTAATAATACTGATGAAGCTATAGCAGCACGAGTTACTTGGTCTGAAGTAGACGAGCAGCCAGAGCCAATTAGAAATTCTATGTATGCAGCATTTAATGATGAAAGAGAAAAAATACAAAGAGACATGGAACGTTTGTCAGTAGACCCTAGAGCAACTATACGAACTTTTCCAAAATATAATGAACGAGCAAGAGCTGAATATGAAGCTGCGTTAAGCCTTGTAAAAGACGACCCCACTAAAAAGGGATTATTAAGAAATCTTTGGAACAGAGCCTTTAAAACTAAAAGAACTCCGGATGGAGAACTTGTTACAACTAATGAAAGTTTATTAAAACTTCAAAATGATTTAAAACTAGCTAAAGAAAACCGATCAACCTTTAGAGACAGTATTGAAAATCAACAAGTTATTGAAGGTTTATATACTCCTTTAGAATTTAAAAATAAAGACATTGATAGAAGTGGTCTTTACTTTAAAGGGACTCCACTGCTTCGAGATGCTGTTAAAAATATTCCAGAGTATGGAGGTTTAAAAGATGGTTTTTATCACGAAGCTTTAAATATAGTTCTTGATGAAAATCCCGGACTAACATCAGACCAAGCTCTTAATAGAACTTATATGATGATTGTAGACGGTCAATTTAATCCTGAAGAATATCAAACACGAGATAAACTTAAAGAAAATGCTGGAAGAAACTTAATTACTTTATATGAAAATTTAAGTTCAGATGACAAAAGAAAATATTTTGAAGAAGACCCGTCAAGATTATTTAAAGTTGCAGATGCTTATGACAATGATAATCAACCTAATCAAGCAAAAGGTCTTGGTATAACATATAAAGATATTTTTGAGGAGAACAAATCTCTTGCTGGAACATCTCAACAAAAACAAACTTATATTGAAGTATTTCGTGGAATATTGTCTCAAGATAAAAAAGCAAATAAAGCTGCGTTAGCAGATGTTAATTATCAAGCAAATATGGGTACATATGCTTCAATGACAGAAAATTATTTTACAAAAAATAATAAAGGTTGGGAAAACAAATATGATCCTATTCAATTTCAAATAGCTGTCTTGTCATTTTTAGATCAAAATAATATGACAACCACACGAATGACAGAAGCAGATTTAATAGACTTAAGATTAACAGATAGAAGCACAAGCTTTGATGAATCTATATTAGATGATACTCCAAAAATGATTAATGAATTAAGAAAAGCTAATAGAGAAGAAGACATTGTAACCTTAAGAAATAGATATATAGATGTTGTTAATGATACAAGCAACAAACTTGAATTAGATTTAGATGAACGAGAAGAACTTAAAACAAAAATTGATTCTATTTTTATAGACTCTGGCATCAGTTTAAATGAAGAAGATATTACATCTGGTGCTATTTATAGTGGTGCAAATCTTACAACTCTAGAACCTTCTATTGGTGATGTAGATTTTAATCCTATGCCTTTAGATGGTGGTTACTATTTAAAAAATGCCAACAAACTTGTATCTCAAATGGATTTAGAAAGTTTATCTAATGGTCAACTTTTAACATTAAGATTAAATACTATGCCGGGAAATGTAGGACGTAACAGTCAATTACCATTTAAGTTAGGACTACCATCAGACATTTCTTTAGATTCTAGAAGAACATCTGGCTTAACTCCTTTACCGGGAATAAGTGACATATTTGCAACACCTAAAGTTCGTGTACAATTAAGAAATAGAATTGAAAATGAACTTAACAAAAGACAATACTCTGGACCAATTCTAATGGCAAAAAGAGAAGACTTTGAAGTTATTCCTGAAACATGGTGGGATAGATATAGAATTGAAAATCCAAGAGGTGTGGTAAACACCAGAGGATTAACACGTGGTTCAAAATATAATACTCAAGGATAGTTAATGGCATTAACTTCTTTAACAGGTGTAGGCATTCTTAAAGGAAGTCTTCCCACTCTTAAAAATAACTTGACAATCGGTTCAAGTTATGCTGGTCGTAAAAAAACCTTAGACGAGTTAGAAAAAGATGAACAGTTTTTAGAAGTCTCTGAAAGGTTTTTACAATCTGTGGGCGAAAACTCTGATGATGTGTTTGAATATCTAAGAGACTCTGATTTTAATCTATACTCTGGTATGAGACGAGCTGCACAAAGTGCTAACTTTACCGATCAACAAAAACAAGATTATAATTATCTAAGAAAAGAATTTGATAATGCTGATTTAGGAAGCATGAAACAATTCTTTGGGTTAGTTAAAGATGCAGCTATTGATATTACCACTGACCCCACTGCTATAACAGCAGCATTACTTACTCCTGTAACAGGTGGAGCATCATTAGCTGCAAGACAAGGGGTTGCAACAGCAGGGTTACAAGTAGCTAAAAACTTTGTAGGTCCTACCATTCCTAAAAGTATTATAGCAGGTCAACTTAAAAAAGAAGGAAAAGAAGCTGTTAAGAAAGCAGCTCTAGTCACAGGTGCAGAAGTAGGAGCATGGACAGGACTAGACAATCACTTTAGACAAACAACTGAACTAAATACTGGTATAAGAAAACTATATTCTACACCAGAGTTAGCAGGAACTGCTGCGTTAGGAACTTTAACAGGTGGATTACTTGGTGGAGCTTTACAAAAAGGTAATCTTTTCTATAGTAAAATGAATAGACTTTATTCAGAAGATGGTTATTTAACACTTGAGCCGGGAAGTTTCCAAGATAAAGTTTCAAAAACTTTAGAAGCTGGGGACATTTTAAAAGCAAATACAATTGGTTCGGCTACGTCTATACTAGATACAAAAGCAAAATTTTCTCCTATTACCAGAGAGCTTGGTAATTTAATGCGAGAAGATTTTAGTCGTGGCTTTGGTGGACTAACCCGAGAACGTGTAGCATTAGGACACGGTGAACTACTAGAAAATCTTAGAGGTGAATATCATAGCGTATTTGATGAAGCTACTGCCCCACTACGTAAAGCTGGTGCATTTAAAGAAGCAGACGAATTAGGTGTTATTAGAATTTTAAGAGGAGATAAACCTGAAGGTTACAGCGAAGATGTTCAACAAGTTGCAAAAGACTTAAGAGGGTTTTTTAATAAAATATTTGATGATGCTATTGAAGCAGGTCTTATAAAAGAAGAAAGAAAACTTCCAAATTATTTTACAAGAAGCTGGGACAGAAAAGCAATTGAAGAAAACAGAGAAACATTTACAGATTTATTAATTAGTGAAAACGTTGTTAAAGATAAAGCTGATGCTTCTGATCTTATTAATGATATGCTTAATAAGAACAACGAGTTGTTTTCTTCACATTCTATTTTATTAACACAGTCAAGAGCATTTCAAGATTTAAACGATAACGCTTTTGAAAAGTTTTTAACCAATGATTTAAACACTGTGGTAACTTACTACATGAATGCTGCTAATGCTATACAGCATAAGGAAAGTTTTTTACTACCGGGATTTAGCACAAAATCTAATGCAAATCAATTTGCTGCTAGATGGCTAGACCCAATGGATAGAGAGTTAAGAGAAGCTAGAGGAGGAAGAGGATTATCTAGAGGAGATAGAAAAAGAATTACTAAGTTATATGAATCTATAACTGGACAAGTAAATTATTTTGATAGCCAAAGAATACAAGGTGCATATGATACAATGAAACTTGCTAACTCATTAGCATATCTACCGTTAGCTACAGTATCATCATTAACAGAAGCAATGATTCCACTAACAAAAACTAGTGGTTCTGTTACTAAACCAATTCAAGATGCACTAAGTGGAGTAAAAGAAGGACATAAAATTTTTGTACAAGATATTCCTATTTTGTTAAGAAAAAAATATGACATGCCAGATTCACAAATACAAAAAGAAATGAATCAAGTATTTATGGCAATGGATGAATCGTTAGCAGAATCTACCAATCGTTTAACCGGTGAAGGACTACAAAATGAATGGTTAAAAAAACAAGCACGAGGATTCTTTAGACTTAACTTACTTACTCCTTGGACAAAATCTGTACAGTTAGCTTCGTTTAATATTGCAAAAAACTTAATAAAAGAAAACTTAGAAAAATTAAATAAGCTTTCTAAAGAAGGTGTTGATATATTTAATGAGACAGCAACCAAAGAGTTAAGTAGAAAAGAAGTACGTAATATTCAACTATTAAAAAGTGAAGTGTTTGATCTAGGAATAGACATAGACGATGGACTTAGATGGTTAAATAGTGGAGCTAAGACAGGGTTTGGAGCCGAAAGAAAAGATGGTGTTTTAACAGGTCAGCTTAAATATGAAGATGATTTTTATAAATCAGTTCTTCAAGGAGCAGGTAGATTTGTAAATGAAGTTATCATGCCTGTAGGTAGAGATAGAGCAAGAATACCTATCTTTATGACAAATCCAAAAGTAGATATTTTAACACAGTTTTTAAGATACCCAACCGTGTTTAGTAATACAGTTTTAAAAAATTATATTCGATCAGCAGTTAATAATCCTACCGTTAATGGGGCAAAGCTAGGAGCTTTTGCTTTAATGGCTACAAGTTTAGCATTAGGAACAAACTACTGGAGGTCTAATGAAGATAACAGAGATCGAATAGTAGAAGAAGGTTTTGAAGATGAAGACTTTATAAAAGCTTTTCAAAGGGTTGGACTGTTTGGTCCACTTGAATATGGGTTACGTTTTAAAAACTCTATTCAATATACAAAAAATCCTGCAGTTTCAGTCTTAAGTTTAGGAGGACCAACAGTAACTGATACTCTTGGTTTACTTCTAGGAAGAAAAGGATTGGTTGAAACAGCAGCAGGTAAAACTCCATTCATAGGAACTAAAGGTCTTATGAATAAATATATTGGTGCTAATCCTTACGATGATTTAAATATATTTGCAAAAGAAATAGACAAAGAAGCAGCCTATGCTCTAGGTATAAAAGATAGACCTAAAGATAGAAAATATACTCGTAACTATACTGACTTTTATAGAAGTAATTATGTTACAGGTGGTATAGTTGAAGGAGAAAACAAAGTACCTTACACAAAAGAAAACCCAGCAGATAGAATTAATCCATACACTGGTGAACCTTACCAAGAACAAATGGATAGGTTGGGGTTTGATAATGGAGGTGAAGCATCAGGACCTCCTAAATTTGAAAAACGAATAGCTAGACCAGACCCTAAAATGTTTATTAGAGACCCTGAATCTGGTAATCCTCAAACTCATCGAATGGCTTGGGGTGATATTGAAGGTCAATTTATAGCATACCCTACTATCATAGAGCAAGATGGTAAACTTGTGCAGTATGACAATAATACAGAAACAATGAAGTTAATGAAGAAGAGTGGAAACTTTAAAGCTTTTGATACTAAAGAAGAAGCTGAAGCGTATGCTGATGGTGGTTGGAAAACAGATAAATTTAATAAAGCGTATCGAAAAGATTTTGCATTTGG